ATGGGTATTTTGTAGGACCATCATACAATAAGACTCCATTACAAATCGTTGTCTGTCTCATCATACCTGGATATTTTGGTTTTTCCTTCTTCCCTTCATTGTTCTAAAGAATGGTGGATCAGCCCATGGATTCTGGGGTAAGCCAGAGCCAAAGAGATTGAAGCCTTTGAATTTAGGACTAGATCGTTTAACAAGTCAGATCATGGACAACACTCACTTAATGGCAAATCCAATGTGGGTCGTTGATGAAACAACTGATGTTGTAGATCAGATCTCAAACAAACCAGGAAGTGTTATTAGAAAGCGTGGCCCTGGTGCTGTAGGAATGCAGCAGCCAGCCACTATGCCAGGATATGTGTTTAACTTTTACGAAATATTGATGGATATGTTTGAAACTATCAGTGGTGTAAACAGGGCAACCCAGGGTAAGGCAGATTCTAATGTAACATCTGGTGTCCAGGCTCAGATCTACAGACAGGCATCAACAACCAAGATTGATTTTAAGGCCAGGGCTGTTGACCAGGCTATTCAGACATTAGGAACTATGTGGATAGCAATGATCCAGAACTTAGGTACATCTGAACATGCAGTTTCTCTGGAGACTGATACAGGAATGCTTGAACAAAAATATATTGGAACCATGATGCAGGGTATGAATTTTAATGTAAGAGCAAGAGCTGGATCCATGTTACCAGAGAATAAGGAATGGATCGAGAATAAGATCATGCAGCTTATGCAGATGGGATTAGTGACAGATCCAATTTACATCCTGGAGAACATTGAACTCCCTGGGAAAGAAAAGTTAATCAGGACTGTTATGGAGCAACAATCTCAACAGATGGCTATGGATGAACCAATGTCTGACCAGGAAATGGCTGACATGGGAACCAATGAAGATGAGATTATGTCAAAACTGGAGCAGGCCCCAGATATGATGAACAGAATCCCAGAACAGTACAGATCCTAATAAAATTAACATATAATATTCCATAACATAATATAATAAGGTAGAAATCATATATTTATTAATTTTTATTTGATATATTAAATTACTTCCTCATGTTCTATGCCAATATTCGGAGAATATTTATATGTCAGAGAACATACAAGGTGGAACCTATGGCGTAGAAGTGGAAGGTTCTGTTGCAGATTCCCTAATAGTCGCAGAGGGATCTGGATCAGACTCTACTGATACCAGTAGTAACCCCAATGGTGAAGTCGCCACCATTGCAGAAGACCAGCCTCAGGAAACTGAGCAACAGGCAGAAGCAGAAGATGCACCTTCTATTGATGAATTAGAGATTGATGGAGAAGTCTATTCATACGATGATCTTAAAACAGCACTTGAAGATTCAGGAAATCGTAATGAATGGCAGAAATCCAATACAGAAAAATCCCAGGAACTCGCTGCACTACGAAAAGAACTAGAGTCTGAGCGTAGCCAGTGGGATGCACTTAGGAAAGATGAAGACATGATGGAAACGATGAAAGACTATCTGGGTTCTGATCATGCTCTATTCAATGAAACCAAGGAAGAGCCAAGCAATGAAAATATGCAGGACACGATGGATGCTGTTGACAGGGTCCAGGAGCTTGAAGATAAGATAGATAACATAGTAGTTGCCCAACAGGCAGCTGAAGCAGTAGAGAACGACATTAACTCATTAGTGAAGAACCATCCTGAACTGGATGGAAAAGATGAAGCAGTTCGTGAAGTTCTTATTACTGCACATGAAAAAGGTATGACCAATTTGGAAGATGCCTTTGTTCTTACTTATCACCAGGCAGCTGTAGATAGTTCATTCGCCAAGGCTGTTAAGACACTGGAAGAGGCCCAATCTCGCAAGTCAATTCCAGAGGCTGATGTCAAACACAGTGGTGAACGCTCTGTTTCAAACACGAAACCTCAGAATTTTGACGAAGCAAGGGAGATGGGTCTACAATACGATCTGTATCAATAAAAAACACATAAGGAGTTATTATGGCTTTGTCATATGACAACCTAAGTGCTTTGACCAGGGATAAATATATCCCTCTTTTGGTCGACAATATTTTTGATTCCAATATCTTAACGCATCGAATGCTTAGAAAATCTAAAGCTGGTGCTACTGGAAACAAGGTGCTACAGCCCCTTGAATATGGTAAAGCTGATGCTAAAGGTTTTTACAGTGGATATGATGTCTTAGACACCAGTCCCACTGAAGTATTTACAGATGCTGCTTATGATTGGGTTCAGGGCTATGCTAGCATTTCAATTTCTGGTAAAGAAGAAATGCTTAATGATGGCAAGGAACGAGTAATCGATCTATTGGAAGCCAAGGTCAAGAATGCAGAAAAATCTCTCAAGGACTTATTTGGAACAACATTATTCGGAACAAACACTGCTACAGCATCAGGCTTTCTTGGCCTGGGTGCAATAGTTGAAAGTAGTGGAAACACTATTGGTGGAATCAACAGTAGCACTTACACCTGGTGGAAAGCCCAGGAGAAGGCATCAAGCACTGCTACATACGCTAATCATGTTGATAGCACACACGCTGATTTCGTACAGAAATTAATGCGTGAAATGTATGGTAGCTGTACTGTTGATAATGATACTCCAACGATTATTGTAACTACTCAGATAATCTTCGATGCATACGAAGAATCCCTATCAGCCCAGAAACGCTTTGGTGCCTCATCAAAGTCTCTCGCTGATGCTGGATTTCAGAATTTAATGTATCGTGGAACACCTGTTGTGGTTGATGATCATTGTCCTGCTGGAGAAATGTATTTCTTGAATGAGAAATATCTGCAATTCAGGCACCATCGTAAAAGGAACTTTTCTTTCCAAAACTTTCAAAAACCTGTTAACCAAGATGCTGCAGTCGCTAAGATCTTATGGCTGGGTGCTTTGACTTGTTCAAATCGCTCTCGCCAGGGAAAGATCACTGGCATGGCTACAGCTTACTAAGGAGGCTTAAATGTCTAGATTCGCTTCAATGGAATCCTGGGTTAATCCCCAGGCAATAGATTCTAATAGCACGACACAACAAGTTGCCTTAGGAACAATCATTAGGGCAGAAGATAAAGCAACCACTGCTTATGGAGTGGGAGAATTTATCTATCTAAAGGGTGTTGCTAGCACTGCTGTTGGTAGTGTAGTCACTTACTCAGCTGATGATCATACAACTGCTTTGGCAGTTGCAAATGCTGTAGGACCTATAGCAACTGCTATGTCTGCTTGCGTTGCCTCTCAATTTGGCTGGTATCAAATCAGTGGAAAAGGCGTTGCAACAGTAGCAGATGAATTTGCTGATAATGGTGATGTCTACTTAACTAGCACTGCTGGTGATGTAGACGATGCTGATGTAGCAGGGGACTATGTGCAGGGTATGTTAGGTGCAAGTGCAATTGGCACACCTTCTGCTGGTTTAGCTGAAATGGAAATGTCAAGACCATCAGTTGCTGATGGAAAAGATAACTGATTAACTCAGTAACCTTTTACTAGAATCAAACAATTGGGTGGCTTTGATTTCAGGGCCACCCAGTTGTAAAAAATGGAGTTTTAATGACTGGTAATGAAATGCTTACCACTCTGGGATTACGAATGGAAGATCCCCAGGAATCATCATTCACTCAGGCTACAAAGTTGGATGCTTTAAATATTGCCCAGAAGACAGTATCAACTGTTATGCATAATGCGTATTTAACTGAGCTGCAAGTTGTGGATACAAATAAAGCTATGACAAGTAATACGCTTGCATTTTCAGCACTGTCTAAAACACCTTACAGAAATGGAGTTACTGCAATCAAAGCTAATGGTGGAAAGTGGGCAAATATAATTGATGCAGCTGATCAGAAAGAATTAGAAAATAGTTACAATACTGCGAGTACAGATAACCCTATTGCTTATGTATTTGATGAAAAAATATATGTAGATGGTTTAACTGCTACTGCAGGGATAGATGTATGGTTTATAGCTGCTCCCACTGCTTTGGCAGCTGATGGAACTGAATGTGAGTTAAACATTGCACTCCATGAGATTGTTATAGATATGGCAGAAAATCAGTTATGGAAAATGGATAATAAATCTGACAGGGCAGCAAGAGCATTAAGCAATGCTACCATGTTAATTGACTCGTTAAACTCAAAGTATAAAGGTATAGCATGACCTGGGAAGCATTAATAGATAGGGTATTGTCTGGTTTTGGATCAGGGATCCCAAGGATCAAGGTTAAAAAATATCTCCAGGAAGCTGAGATAGATTTCGCAATAGGGGCAAAATGTAATATAAAGAATTTTTCTTACATGCCTTATGACAATGATGATTATATAGAGCTGCCAAAAGATTTTATAGAGATCGTGGGTAATGTTGAATTCAAGACTAAGACCCTGGATCTAGTCACACACTTTGAGAACTTCTCAAGATTTAAAAATGATGGGACCATCAAATCTGGAAACCCAGACATATATTTTATTCGTGGTGATAAGATGTACTTTTATCCAGCTGTAGCTACAGTAGGATTACTTACATTTTCTTATGTTGCCAGACCAACACAATTAGATTCCTCAGTAACATATAAGAAGTTATTATATGATGACCTGGAGTCAGATCAGTTTTACCATGGTGATCCAATTCAAGGAAGAACATCAAATGCAACAGCGACTGTTGAGGATGTAATTGATATTGAGCAAAAGACAGGAACATTAGTATTAGGCCCTATAAGTGGTACATTACAAAACGATGAATCTATTGTAGAAACGAGTAGTGAGCAGGCTATGTGGCTAGCCCAATACTCTAACAGTTGGTCTACTTTACTTACAAACTGGCAGAGTTTAGGATTAGGTGGAATAGCAGATGTGAATGGTGTAGTGTTTGATTATACTGATGCTGGTGCATCACCCACAATACCAGAGAATTATCACAGTTATTTATTATGTTATGCAAAAGCAGCATTATCAGAGGATGCTGGTGTTATAGATGTTGCGAATTCATATCGTGCAAGGTATGAGGCAGATAAAGAATTAGTTCGTGTACAGTCAAGAAATAAAGGGATAAGTGGAGTACAGACAGTAATAGATGTAAATAATCAGGCATATATATGAGCCTGATAGAGATTCCTTTGTTTGATGGAGGTTTAGTAACCTTTGCAGATCCAGAGGATATCGATAAAACTGCTGCAGTAGTAAGCACTAATTTTGATATAGATGAACCTGGTAAGTTAGTTAAAAGGCAGGGTCGTGGATCAGCAGTAACAATAGCTGGGGATCATATAGGTCAAATAGTAAAATGGATCACCCAGGATCTAAGTGCATCAGTATGGGTGTATTATGAAACCCAGTCTGATAAATTGAGAACTTGTGCAGCTGCATTTACAGGTGCATCAGATATTAAAGCATTGCATGCATCCACAACAAATGTACAGATCCATAATTTTGGCAGGGTGTTAAGATTCTCAAATGACATTTATCAAAAGCCTGGTATATATCATACTATAGACAGACAATTCTTTTTTGGTAATTATGATCTGAGTGGTGGAAATAAGATTCTGGATTACGATGATGCACCACCAAGTTTACCAACAACATGGGATGTCCAAAATATAACAGAAATTGGGACTGGATCTAGACAATCAGGGTTTTATTATTATCAATTTGTACCTGTATTTGATGGAGTACAGGAGCATCCATTAACAGGTGATAATTTTACTTCTAAAGAAATTACAAATGATAATAAAACATTAAGAGTTGGACTAAAGATAGATAAAGGATCATCTGACTACAATCCCAGGATAACATCTGTGAAAGTGTATAGATCTTTTTCAGATACTGTAACTGGTGATATAGATCCAGTTTATTATCATATAACAACTATTCCCCTGAATACTAGATCAACCCATGAAGATAATGTTTCATCAGGTATTACTGTTACTCCATTAGATAATCAGGTATGGATATCTGGGGATTTAAGTACAGAACCAACTGATTGGAGTACATCAGGAAATGATAATACAAGAGGGATTATTCTAGGTTCAAGTCAAACAGGTACGATAAGTCCAGGTTCAATAGAATATAATTGTTCTGACCAAACATGGCCTGGTACTTCCACTGGAGGGCTGTTTAATCTTACAACCTCAATTGGTACAAATGATAGAATTTTTGATGGTGCTTACACAATAGCTGTTTTAGAACAGGGTGAAAGTAATTATCTATCAGGTCATAATTCTGATAGTGGTGGTTACGCAGGGAAAAATGTATTATATCAAAGTGCATGGAACTGGTACTCAGGTGAAGCTAAAGGTATGGTTGTTTATAATACTGGGGGTAACGCTATTGATGATGTTGTATTAGATAGTAAAGAACAGTGGATAAAAATCAGTGTTGATACCACTCACACATCAGATTTTGATATCAATTTAACAGATGGTTACAGGTATGATGTAAATGGAGATGATATCACTTTATGGCTGTATGACCAAGAACTAACAGATAAATCATTACACCCATTAGGTGAGGCAACGAAGGTTACTGTTAACCATAAATATGCGACCTATTTAGGTGGCAGGCTATTTGCTGGTAATGTAAGGCTGGACCCAGATGCAGATGCTGAAGATCATCAGGATTGGATCATATACTCTGAGTTACTGCAGCCAGATGTATTGCCAATTACAAATTATATACAAATAAAGGATACCCAAGGTGGCCAGATAACTGGGCTTACAACACATCTAGGATCCCTGGTAGTGTTTATGGAAAGGGGTATATATAGATTAGATGTACCATCAGTAGATCCATCCACTTTTTCACTTATGGAATCAGAAGAGAATTTTGGATGTATAGCCCCTAATTCTATAGTGACTATTGGAGGTCAAACATTTTTCGCTGGCCAGGATAACGCATATGTATTAGACAGTGGATTTAATATATATCCAATCACATTACCAATAAAAGATATCTACCAGGGTAAGTCTAACTTAGAACAATCGAGGTTTATTTATGATCCTAAGAAGGGAAGGATGCTTTGTCGTTTTGGATCTGATAAACAGAATATATATGTATATGATACCAATCGTTCAAGAGCTGGCCAAGCTATATGGGGACATATGGATCTAGGGGCCACAGATGTGGCAGATCTATTTGCCATAGATGAAGATCTAAAAGTCTTTTCAGTAACAAATGCAGCATAGGGATAATTATGATAAATGATAGAATAGAGCCAAGAGGAGAAGTTGAGATAGAGATATTTCGTTCCAATGGGCATATTGAAAAAACAAAAGGTTCAAACACTATTTCAGCAGAAGTAAAAAATGTAATAGCTAAATCATTACAAGCAGCTATAACTGGTGGATTTGGATGTTTAACATCTCCATTTGATAATGATGATCTATCAACACCACCCAATGGAGAATCTGGAATATATCTAATAGATAACAGTAATGCTGCTACACATTATCAAATGGTTAGTACATTGAATTCTAGTACGCAGTTATCTTTTATTATCAAAGGTGTGGTGAGGGCAGCACAGGCATACACTTTTAGCAGTGCAGTTCTTGGACATGATTATCAGACAAATAATTTCACATATGAGTTTAGCACATTTGCTTTTTCGTCAGCACCAGTATTGGCAAATGGTGATCAGTTAACAGTGACCTGGACCATCACAATGGCAGATTCTTAAAGGAGATAATAATGCACTACATCCAAACAAGATCATTACTAAAGATTGAAGGATTCGTAGATATAAAAGTTTATGATAAATATGATATCAAACAGATGGAACCAAAGGTTGATATTTTTGATAAGAACGCTACACAATCTGAGTTAATGGAGAAGATCGTTGATGAGATGTTCAGTTCATCAGGAGACACTGATTATCATCTAACAACATCTACTAATTGGTTTACATCTAATATTCCTGGCAGTACATCACATCCAACAACAACCCCATCACAAAATGCAAAAGATGGAATATTTGTAAGAGGTAATAGAGCAACATCAACGATCTGGTGTGGTGATCCATATGAAACAAATGTAACTAATGATTTAAAGGATCTGTTATTATCTGATAGTACATCAACAACCTATTCATCAAATACAAATCATTGTACATGGGCTGCACAAGCCACATGGAATGCTGCATCTTCAGATGATTATGGAACAGGTAATGTTCTAGATAATACTATATCACATTTAGAAATTGGTAAGAATTACTTTGTTCAGGGTGATGATGGTCAAGGTGTAGGAACAACCAATGGATTTGTTACCCCATTTGCTATAGATACTCCATCTAGTTTCATTTTGCAAGAGGATGATATAATAAAAATTACCTGGAAGATAACCATAGGATAGAGTAATTGCCCTGTACAATAACATCAATAACTAACCCAAGCACTAACTCTTCATATGTAGAGGGTTCAGTGGTAGGTGTCACATGGAATGATAATGATCAATGTGGAAATTGGGAAGTATATCGAATAGATCTGTTAAAAAATGCAGCACCATATATAAATAATGTATGGACTGGTACAGATTCTGTTCCTTCTGGGTCCTTAAATCTTCAACTACCTGAGACTGTTAATGAGTATGGTGACATATACCAACTAAAACTTTATTATCGTGAAACTGATGTATAATGCCAAACTTAATTAAATACTCCAGTCTATTTGAGATTACTCCTGAACCAACTATTCTATTAACGAATCCAGTTGGCAACTCAGTATACTATGTCCATGATACAGTTAACATTACCTGGACTACAACAGGAACTGTTGGAAATATAACGATACAGTTATTTCATTACACTACAGGGATCCATACAATAGTTACTAATACACCAAACGATGGATCATACAGTTGGACTATTCAGCCTGGACATTTAGATGGAAATTCAGGATATGATTTTCAGTTAAAGATATTTGAAACTGGAATATTTGGTGGTGTCCAAGATTATTGTCCAGATTTTTATATATACGACTATATCAGTAAAAATGATTCTATAGGATTTACAGCAGACTCAGTAACAACACAAATTGTTCAATGGCAGGCAGTAGAGGAACCAGAAGATAATATAACCTTTACTGCAGATGATATATCATTAGTCTATTTAAGATCTAAAGATAAAGAAGATAGTGCAAATATTACTGAGGGGGTATCTTATCAGGCAGACCCATGGTTAATTAATAGAATCCCAGAGGATGATATCTCTTTAACAGAAGAGTTGGAATTATCTTATTTAAGGGGGATGGTTTCAGAAGACAGTGTATCTTTTACTGAAGGGGTAAGTACATCAATAGAAAGCACAATTAATATTGAAGATAATGTATTGATCAATGAAAGTGATGTAACCACTTCAGTGTATGAGTGGATCAAAGATACATCTAAAGATGATAGTATAAGTTTCACTGATAATGTTGATTCTATTATTACAGAATGGGAGAGTCGTGAGGAGAATGATTCCATTGGAATAGATGAAGGGGTACTAAGTAATATTACTAATTGGATCCATGAAAAGACTGATTATGTTTTATTAGATCAACAAATCGAATGGGTAAAAAGTACCTGGTTAAAAGATGAAAGTGATAATATACAATTTGTAGGACCACCTAATTCTCCAGGTGAGGAGGATGTTTATTGGGAAGTTAGACAATGGGCTTATGTTATAAATGATTCAGTTGGAATAAGTGAAGACTGCACAAATGTTTTAGGTGTGTCTAATGTCAGTCAGGCATCTATAAATGAGACATGTGTTCCTTTGATAACCAAACCTTGTTATGTAAGAGAGTTTTTAGATATTAAGGGTAATGAAAATATAACATGTACCAGAAAAACAGGCTGGATCAATAGCTCTACCAGGGATGGAAGATCTAGAATGATCAGAAGATTTAATATTGAA